AGAGGTTATGTGTATGCAGAGTATACAGATAACAATAGAGCAATAAAAGAAGCATTAAAAGAAAAAGGAGAGTAATTATGTATTCACAATTAATAAAATTATATCAACATGGAGATATGGAAAATTTTAGTAAAATTGCACAAACTTATTTTGAAATAGTTGATGATTTTGAAGTAAAAAATACTAATAGAAGATATATGGTTGTAAAAATTAGTGATAAAAACAAATGGCGTTATGCAGGATTTAAAAAACAAAATGGTAAAACATTAAAAACACATTTGTCAGTAAATAAAATAGATTATATGGATTTAATATAAGGAGAGTAATTATGAATAAAAATTTTTATCGTAACGGAGATTTATGCCAATATACAGGAAATTCTGTAATGATTTATGGTGGTTTATTTTATGAATTTATTTATTTAGAGGGGATAAATTCTAATAAAATAGGGCATACTCAACACAAACCAAAAGGAGAGTAATTATGAAATATACAATAAACCTAGAGCCTAGATTTGATGAATTATCAGATGAATCTATGTTAAAAATAACAGAATTAATAAATACATTAGCAAGTCATAGATTTTATTGTGATGTAGAAGAAAAATCTAATAAAGACATTGATAAGCTAATAAATAAAATACATGATGTTTATTCTAGAAACTATACAGGAGAGTAAAAATGGCTAAATTTTACGCAACAGTAAATGTTTATTTTTCAAAACAAGTAAACATTGAAATAAATGCAGATAATAAAGATGATGCAATAGAAGGTATTAAATTAGGTGATTATGATGACCATATTGATGATGCCTTACAAGGTGATGATTTTAGAGTAGAGATTGGCTATGCCGATGATTATAAATTATATAGTATTGAGGGAGAGTAATTATGGATTCTTTATCAGACATATATTTTGATTTAAAAGATTTAAGAAATGGACATATTGCAGAGTGTTATAACAATGCAGATGAATTATTAGATGAATTAATAATGAAATTTGAAATATATTTTGAGGAGAGTAATGATGAAAAATAAAAAAGTAACATATCATAACAATCATTTAATGTATATCAATCAAGATGTAATAGACATATTACAGAAAAAAACATTATGGCAAAAATGTAAAGACTATTTGACAAGTTTTATTGTTATAGGCACAATTGTAATATCGTTTATATCTTTAGCATATATTGTATATACGATAAAAACATTTTAAGGAGAGTAAAGATGACTAATTATGAAAAATGCGAATATATACACAGTCAGCTACAAGAGTTAGCAGATGGGGCTTCATTAGATGTATTGCCTATGATAGCTTTTATAGAGGACATTAGAGAGGATTATATTAATAAGGAGAGTAAACATGTCAGCACAATCACAAATACTCAAGGCATTTGAACGAGTAGACAATAAGATAGAGCAACAATATCGTAAGCTATTAAAACATCATGATTGGTATAGTGAATACTCTGATGACCATTCTGTGTGGGAAAAGTCAGCAGTAGAATATACTAAAATTATGTGTATGGCTCAACAAATAGATATTAATTATAAAATCTTTAATGAGTATGCACCTGATGAATATAAAAAGGAGAGTAGATAATGACATATTCACATAAAATTATTGATAAAGAAATGGTTCAGTTTGTATTCGATGCTGAAACGATATTACTTAATAAAATAGATTCTAAAGGATATGGTGATTATAATTCGATTAGATTACTTGATAATCAAATGAATGAAATAGACTTAAGAAATTTAAGATTAGTTGTTTATAAGGAGAGTAACAATGACTGAAAAAGATAAGTTTCAAGTAGGCTATGAAATAGGTTGTGATGTATTTGGGAAGTTAGCTAAACACTTTGATGATAAAGCAACCAAAGATGAAGTCGCAGGTGTATTATCAGCCGTTATTGGTGGCTTTTATGTAACCATGCCTGAAGAAGTGATAGACTCTATCATTGAGTTTTCTAAACGCAGCGGCAAAGAAAATGCAAAAGAGTATTTAGAACAAAAGGAGGATAAACAATGATTATTATTGGTTGGTTATTCTTAATATTATTAATTATATTTTTATGGAGAAGTTAATGGAACAAATTACAATAGCAGAGGCTATGAAGCATTTTAACAATTCACAATCAGAATTAGCAAGAGCATTAGGAATTACCCAACAAGCAGTTTACTTATGGGTAAAAGAGGATAAATTACCACCTTTAAGGGCGTATCAATTAAAGGATATTATTAACAGTAAGGAAGAAACTAATGACTGAAATGACAATGGGCGAGGTGATGGATAGGCTCACTGTAACTACAAGCCAAGTAGATAAATACACAGGAGAGCCTGTTCAAGAATTTCAGATTGTATCTACAAAACCATTACGAGAGCAGATACATACTTTTTATAAAGGTGGTGTTAGGAAAGGACTACCATTAGGTTTTCATCATACAAACGAGGGCTTTTTAATTAGAGAGCATGAATTGACAATCATATCAGGACAAAATGGGTCAGGCAAAACAATGTGGTTATCACAAGTATGTTTAAATTTGCTTGAAGATGGTCATAAAGTATTGGTAGCCAGTCTCGAAATGCACCCTATGCTCACTATTAGCCGTATGATTACGCAGAGACTTAAAGGTCCAGACCCAACCTCTGAATACATAGATAAGTTTGTAGATGATATGGACGATAACTTATTTATTTACAAACAAGAAGGCATATCAACATCAAAAGATATGTATGCGATGTTAAATTATGCTCACTTGCAAGGGTGTAAGGTAGTAGTGATTGATTCATTAATGAAGATGGCAGATATTAATGAGGAAAATTACGATGCACAGAAACGCTTTGTAGACAGATTGACTGTAATTGCTAGACAGTTTCCAATACACATCTTTTTAGTGGCTCATAGTAAAAAACTAAAAGAAGTAAATGACCAACCTACAAAGAACGATGTGCATGGCAGTAACCACATAGTCAACCTTTGTGATAATTGTATTACTGTATGGCGAAACAGGATTAAGGAAAAGAAAATAGAGGAGGATAAATTAACAGATGATGAAAAGAGAAATATACCTGATGTAAAAGTCTTTGTGCAAAAACAAAGAAATTACATTGGGGAAAACGGAGAACCAACATTTAACTTTTATTATGATAGGAAAGGCATGAGATATAGGGACAGACCATGACAATAAATGAAATGATTAAAAAATTGAAAGAAACTTTTGGTGATGGAATTGAGTATAAAGCCACATCTAAAGACGGAAAAGTCTTTAAAACACAAGGTTTTGATGATTGTAAAAAAAGTATTGACAGGCAATATAAATAAAGCTATATTGTAATTACATATTAACAAGGAGAGTAAATATGAGTAATGCAAAAGAGCAATATCTACAACAATTAGAATATCTAGAATTTGAAAAACTATGTGTAACCAATAGTATTCAGGATATTAAAGATTGTATTCAGCGTATGGACGATAGAGAAGCAGAATACCATCAGCAACAATTAGAACAACAGGAGAGTAATCATGGATAATTTATTGAAAGACACTTATTATTATCAACCAAACTTTTTTGTATTTTGGGCTTGTCATGAGTGCTTAAAACATCATTTTTGTAGAGTGAAAGAAATATATGGAGAGCCTAAATTATATACTGGAGAATATGATGACTAGTTATTATGATGTGTATTTTGATGTTGCTAAAGAATTTAGAGAAGTAAAAGCATCATCTCCAGAAGAGGCTTTATTATCTGTAATAGATAAATTAAAAGATGCAATACAAGAAAAAGCAAAAAACAAATTAACAAAAGGAGTTTGCGACCACTGGGTTGATTATTTTTATAATGAAAATGTTGAAGATTCATATGATGATTTTAAATTAAGTGTAATTGATTTGTTAGATTTTTCAGAAGTTGATGGGCAAAGTGAAGATGTTTTAAAGTGGTATGATGACTTCTTTCATCATGACAAACCTGAATTAAGACCATTAACTACACATGATTATTGTGGTTGTTGCAGAAAGATAATGCACAGAGACAATCTATATGGTTGGAGTGATGATAAAGAAGGTGCTAAAAATCCATCATGGGATAAAAAATTAGAAGAATTAGGTTTAGATAAAAAGTATTTAGATTTCTTTACTATGTGTAAAGATTGTTTAAACGACAAGAAATATTTAACAACAAATATTTATTAAGGAGAGTAATTATGGCAGATAAAACAAAGTTTCAAGAATTAAGAATATTAGATGTATCCAAATACATAGAGAAAAAAGGACAATTTAACTATCTTGCATGGGCACACGCTGTAGACATTTTGTTACAACATGACCCTAGTGCAACATGGGAATATCACGAACCACAAATCTTTAATGATAGTATGATGGTGACTTGCACAGTTCATGCGTTTGGTAAGAGTATGACTATGCAATTACCTGTGATGAATTACAAGAACCAAGCTATTAAGAATCCTGATGCGATGCAAGTCAATACAGCTATGCAAAGATGTTTAGCAAAGGCTATTGCATTACATGGTATTGGCTTATACATCTTTCAAGGTGAGGATTTAGCAGATTTAGACCCATTAGACTTGATTAAGAATGTATATAAAGCACAAGGCATAGAAGGTGCTAGAGCAGCCTATAACAAAATGGATAATGAAGCTCGTAAGAAGTGCCAATCATTTATAGAAGAAATTAGGGAGAGTAAAGATGGAACAGAGAAGTGAAGAGTGGTTCAAGGCTCGGCTAGGTAAAGTTACAGCATCTAAATTATCAGATGTAGTAGCTTCTACCAAATCAGGCGAATCAGCTTATAGACGAACCTATAGACATCAGTTAGTTACAGAAAGATTAACTGGTGAACAAACAAAAATATTTGTTAATCAGGCAATGCAGCATGGCATGGATACAGAAGATGAGGCTAGAGACTTCTATGTATTTAAGTATGCAGATGTAGAGGAGGTAGGTTTTATAGACCATCCGACTATAGACATGGCAGGTGCTAGTCCTGATGGTTTAGTGGGTGATGATGGCTTAATTGAAATCAAATGCAGACAGCCACAGAACCACACAGAAACATTAATCTCTCATCAAATACCAAGCAGATACAAGTTGCAGATGTTTTGGCAAATGGCTTGCACAGGTAGGAAGTGGTGTGATTATGTGTCGTATTGTCCATCGTTTCCTGAAAGTCTAAAGATGGTGGTGATTAGACTACAGTGGAATGATGAGCAAATCAAATTACTTGAAGACGAAGTAATGAAGTTCTTAACGGAAGTTGAGGATACTGTTAATTTTATTAAGGAGAATAATAATGGCTAAAAAGCTATATGATATTGCCGTTGCAAATGGTAGTTATACAGATGTAGAAGGCAATAAAAAGAACCGATATGCAAATATTGGTGTAGTAATGCAATCAGATGATGGTAATGCGTTTGCAATTTTAGAAAGAAATGCAAACCTTGCAGGATTCCCATACGATGCAACAAAGGGAAACTCTGTAGTGGCATCTTTATTTAAGCCTGATGCTGGTGGTCAAACACAAGCACCACAGCGTAACCAATCTCCAGCAGAGATGAAAGATGACATCCCATTCTAAAAGAGTGATTAGGTATATTCCAAAAGAAAATGTTAAGTATCTGCCTGAAGGTAAGTCTATGTTCCTAACTTATTTTACTAAACGGATGGGAATGGCGAAGGTAGAGTTAGATTTTTACTGGATGAAAAACAATACTGGGTTGTATGAAAGGTTAATAGGGAGACGATGAATCTCCCTTTTAACTATTTGTTACAGATGTACATTGTAACTTCAAAGCCGAAACGCATTTCAGTTGCTGATGGTTTTGTCCACATAATCGTATCCTTTCTATATAGATTTTGTTACAAGTATAATTATACGCTTAATGGAGAAACGCAATAACAACGGAGGATTAGTTTATGGTAAGTAAAATAATGAGATATTTAATACCAATGATTATGATTATTTTAATAATTGGTATAGTATTACAGTATTATGTATCAATAAATTTAGAGCCACAGAAATTTGTATGTCATAAAGGTAAGTTATTGATGCAAATAGATGGAACAATTTATACAAAGGCGAAGGGTGTGAGTTGTGATTATGAAAAGGGTATGTTAATTATTGAGGAGCAATCATGAAAGAATTTATATCAAGTTTTAATGTTTGGGACGAAGAAGGTAAGCATGATGTTTGGGCAAATACGAATCCTGATGTGGTTGATAGAATTACACATATTGCCACACAAGTTTCTATAGCTTTAGCTAATAGATATGATTGTGATAAACCTGATTTTGCAAACATGGTGGTAGAAGACGCATGGGACATAGCAGAAAAAATGTTGATAAAAAGAGAGGAGTGGATAAATGGCTGATATGATAAATCCTGACCATTATAAAGTGGGTGGGATAGAAACCATAGATGTTATCAAGGCTAAATTAGGAGATAACTATAAATACTATGTTAAGGGTAACTTAATGAAGTATTCAGAGAGGCTTGGCAATAAAGACGAATGGGCACAAGAGTTGCGTAAAATTGCATGGTATGCGAATGACCTTGCAGACGAGCTAGATAAGAAAAAAGCATCTCCAATCACACCAGATGAATGGATAGATGACCCTTTGCATGACGAAGATTAAGACTTTTGGGCAGGTATGCCACAAGTGTAAACAGCCTGCTAATACATATGACAAGCGTAAATGGTGGTGTGCAAGAACCTTGTCAGCAAATGGAATATGTAAGAATGATAACAAGAAGAATAGCGATTGAGGGTGAGTGGTTTACTATTCAGTTTTTTAAAGAGGGTGATGGAAGTATCAGAGTAGAAATGGTGCATGATATTAAAGGGAAATATTATAAAATGTATCCAAACAATAATATTATACTGGACACAGAAGGGTCTGTAGATTAGAATATGTATAGGATTGTTGAGAAGCACTCTGGTATCCTCCAAATCTTGCCAGCAATGGTGAGTTTACTCTCCAAAGACTAGGGTGTTTCTCTTTTATTATGTTTGAATATTGTTTAATAGTTTATATGACAATGGACAATCCTGAATACATTGGGCACTTTGTTTCCTGTGCCGTAGCCAATCAATATGTCCAAGAATTTTATAAAGATGCAGAATACACAAGCTGTCTGCATGAAGATTATATTTATATGCCATCAGGCTTTATTAAGAAGGAGATTGATTATGGGAAAGGGAAGTAGTCCAAGACCAATACCAAACCCTAAAAAGTTTGAAGATAATTGGGATAGAATATTTAGGAAAAAAGATGCCGACAAACCTGAACATACCGACAAGAAAAAGACTGACTGATGATGGATATTTGGTTGAGAATGTAGAGAAGTATAATACATTCAGTCGTAAGAAGAATGATTTGTGGGGCTTTATAGACTTTCTTGCAATCAGGAGAGATGAAGTATTAGCCATACAGGTAACATCTAAATCTAATATGTCTGCTAGACGAAAAAAGATGACAGAGCATGAAAATATTGGTAAGGTGAGAGAAGCTGGAATACGAATAGAACTTTGGGGATTTTATAAGGAGAAGAACAGATGGAAAGTAAAAATAGAGGATTTATCGTAAATTATTATACAACCTTTAATGGTACAAAGCTGACCAGAGAAGAGTTTGAGCAAAGGCTATTAAAGTTATTAGATGGTGGTGCTATGACTTGTGGCAATATTGCTAGAACAATGAAGGTCACTAATCAAACTATATATAACATTACTCACTATCTGATTAAAGATGGTACAGTCATTAAATACAAGGACAAGCAAGGCATTTATATGTATGCTAAAGTCAAAGAATGTTTACTGGCTGAACTACTGTATCCAAAAGCTGAAGACATGGAAAAGCTATTTAAAATAAAAGGGGTAACTCATAGAAAGATAGAAGATGGCACATCTAAAGGGTATGGTGGGCAAAAAATTACTTATGGTGAAAGTTATTATAGTAGTGCCGACTGGGGATAATCATGGAGATAAGTAGACTATTAGAGTTGTTAGATAAGTGGAAGTTATTTATGAAGTCTGACAGTCATAAGCTAGGTTATCCTAGTAAGTCTCTAGGAATGTCCTCTGGTGGAGAATCTAGTTACGATGCGTTTGATGAGATGTATGAGGATGTAGAAGCTGATAATGTAAGGACAGTAGATGCAGTCATACACAGCCTACCAAAAGACCAGAAAGATGCTATCTATGCTCGTTATCTAAAGACAAAGAAACCACAGTTATATGAATACAAACTACAAATAGCAATAGATAACTTGTTGACTATAGTAGGTAGGAGGATAGGAGCATAATTAACATACCTATAACAGATGATGTCATACAATACACTTATGATGTTATCAATAAGTATAGTCTAGGTAATAGAGGTTATGCAGATGGAGATGATAAACAACAAAGGGCTGGAGTAGCTGGTCAATACATTGTATCTAAATTACTAAATGCAGATATTGATTTTAGTGGTGGGTTTGATGGTGGTATTGATTTAGTTGTGAACAACAAAACATACGATGTTAAAACAATGGGAAGAACATCTTATCCTAAAGACTATTATGTAAATAATTTAATAGGTATGCAGGCAAAGTATGATGTAGATAGATATATATTTTGTAGCTTACATAAGAAAGACAAGGTGCTAACTATTTGTGGCTGGATAGATAAAGATGAATTTATTAATAAAGCTAGATTCTTTGGCACAGGTGTTGAAAGAACAAGGTCGGATGGAACTAAACTAATTACCAAGTGTGACTTGTATGAATTAGAAAATAGAGAGTTGGTTCAGTCTAACACTATAGAAGAATTTGTGCATCAGATAAATAGTTAGTGATGGAATAAGCACATATACAAGCATAGTAATTCACTCGTATAATAGAATATCATTGGTAAGACGATACCAAGTGTTAAATTAGTTAGTAATAGTGCAAGTGTGTTTAGAGACTCTTGTTTCCCCAGAGCAACTTCAGCCAGTATTTTAATTTCTCTACCCTTTCTTCATCTGTTAGTTTTGCAAGCCATGATTGGCGTTGCATAAGGCTCTTCTTGGATAGATTAAGTGCTTCGCAATACCTTTGGTAGTCTTGACTATAATTATCTGTTTCTGTGCCGTCTGGCAGAGTAATGGTTCTTTTAGTCATCTAGTTCTGGTATGTCTGCGTAGATAGAGTCTATCACAATTTCTATACTACTTCCATCTGATAAAAATATTGTCATAGTGTCTTCGCCATAGGTAATAGCAACTTCTTCTATGATTTTGCCAGTCATAACTTCTGCTATTTCGTCTATATCCATACTTCTCCCTAAATGCTGATGGCGGACTTGAATTTTTTCATGTCCTTTACTTGTTTGTTGCTTCTCGACCATTTGCCGCAATTTTTGCAACGCAGCCTCTGATAAACGGTATTTGTATTGCAAGCCAATCCTCTCTTAATAAGATTACTACCACCACAGTTAGGACATACAACACCTTCTGTGAACCCATTGTGGTTAGGATGGTTTCTAA